CCCGCTGCGCCGCCGTCGCCTCAGGGCGGAAGTGAACCTTCCAGGTCGAGCGGTCGTCCTTGCGGCCGATGCTCACGCCATCGATCGCCGGACAGACGGCGCGGACTGCGGCGTCGAGGGATGCTGCGAGGGTGGTCATGCCATGACGCTCCCGAAGATGCCCGCCTGAACGAAAGTGCCACCGCTGTCACCGATCCACGTCGACGTGCCGCCGGCAATGGAATATTCAAGCCAAGCGAGGAAGTGGTATCCAAGGCCGGGGTATCCTGAATAGGAGCCGGGTACTATAGTCGGAGAGTTTGCAGTGTATGTCTGCACATTGCCGTAAATCGACCCGGCCTTGAACGCGGTTGTGCTGTCAAGACCGATGCCGGACGCAACCCCGATACCGGCTGACGTATTCTGTACTTCGGATTGCGACCACGCTCTCACTCCGTCTTCATCCAGGCCGCGCACGAACGCCAGTTGATTGGCCGTGCTGCCCCTCACCTGCCGGATCGTTGCCGTGGTGTAGGTCCAGCTGTCCGTGCTCTCGACGACGGCCATCGCCCTCGGCACGCGGTTGTAGCAGTTCCAGACGAACCGCTTGCTCAGGCTGTCCTCGGTCTGATTAGCGCCCGAGGCGCGGATCGTGCCGAGATAGCGGCGGGTGGTGGCGCCGGTCTTGACGTAGATCCCGTCCTGGGTGGTCAGCGCGGTGGCCCGGGTCGTGTCGTTGGTCCAGGCGGTCAGCTCCAGGGTCAGAGTGCCAGAGTTGTCGTAGACAAAGACATCGTAGTTGGTCCCCGAGCTGACGCTGAGTGCCAGACTGATCTCGGAGAAGCTGCGGATCTTCCAGTTGCTGCCGTCATAGACGGCGATCCGGTTGCCGATATAGGGCGTGTAGTAGAGCGTGCCGGCGCCGGTCACGTCCGCAGTGGTGACGGGGGTGCCCGTGGTCAGGGTCAGCCGGCCATCGGCCACACCGATCCACTGGCCAACCGCGCTCAGGCCGGTTGCCGGCATGTAGCTGACGCAGCGCCAGTTGCCCGACCCCTCAGAGACAAAGATCGCCACGTCGTTGGCGGCGGTGGTGATGTTGGCCGCCCCAGGCAGGATCAGCGAGGTGGCGTTGTGGGTCAGCGTCAGAGCAGCGGCAAAGCGCACGATCCGCACCGTGCCGGCCTGCACCGTACCGAGGCCGGTGATCCCGTTGGTGCCGGTGATGTGAACGTGGTTGCCGGTGGCCGCGCCGATGTCGGTGGTGCCGGCAACCGAGGCGATGTCGGTGCCCTTGGCCCAATCCATCGCCATCCCGGTCAGCGCCACCTTCTTGGTGCTGTCAATGAACTGCACCCGGTCGGTGCCGCCGAGCTTAAAGTCGATCTGGTCGTCGGTATCAGCAGTGATCGAGGTGTCGGCGTCAACGTCGAGGATCAACTCCTTGCCGTCGAGGTCGAAGTTCGACGACGGCCACGGGCTGACCAGCGAACCGGCATTGTTAAGGATGTTGTTGAATTCGGCGTTGAGATCGGAGGAGGTTAGGGTCTCATTGCTGACCCAATTCTTGACCCGAGCGAGTGCCATGTCAGGAGTTCTCCAAGCTCATCGCGCCGACCTCAGCCATGCCGGTGATCGAGTGGATCTCGATGTCCTCGTTGACGGTGTTGTGCGTGACCTGGAAGGCGATCGAGCGGAACTCGCCCCCCTCCTCGGCCGAGAAGAAGCGATCGACAAAGCGGCTGCCGCCGAGGGTGTCCACGTCCAGCTCGAAACTGTCGAGTTCGGAGCCGCCACTCTGCGACAGGGCGAGGCTCTGCTGGGCGTTGTTGTCCCGATACCAGCCGAGCGTGAAGCTGCCGCTGTTCTTCGGCACCAGCCCGACCGAGCCGCCGACAAAGGTCTTCATCGTCAGCGGCGTCAGATAGTTCAGAAAGGGCGATGTGACCTTGAAGCTGATCGAGGTCGCGCCGTCGATCGAACGACTGGCGCGGCCGAACTTGCGGACATAGCCGTCCGAGCCGCCGCCCATCACGATCCGGCGGTTGTTGTCGGAGGCGTCCACGACGCTGGCCAGCGCGGTCGCCTGGGTGGTCAGCGCGCTCAGCAGTGACCAGCGAACCGGCGAGAAGCGGTAGTCCATCGCCAGCACGCAGTTCGGGTTCTGCACGCTGTCGATCGGCACCCCGAACAGCACCACGCCACGGTCCTGCCAGTCGGCGACCGTGATGTGGGTCAGCCGGTTCATGGTGAGGTGCTCGCGCAGCCACGTCTGGATCGGCCGGGAGAGCGCCACCTCGTCGTAGTCGCCGAACTCGGCGGTGGCCGAGAGGCTGCGGATCGAGCCGTCCGACCAGACAAAGCCGACATCGTTGCCAAAGCGGAAGAGGCTCGACTGGCCGACCGCGCCGATCCCCTCGACAAAGGTGGTGCGAGCGAAGTCCGACGGGCTGGAGCCGGTGATGCGGTGGACGCTGCCTTTGTACGGCCCCTTGAAAACAATCAGCTCGTTGCGGTGCGAGATGATCGCGGTGATCCGGTCGCCGTCGTTGGGGTCGATGTCGATCGAGCCGGAGCCGGCGCCCGCCCAATCCTCCGGGTTGAGGCTGGCCGAGTAGTAGAGCCGCGAGGGATTGGCGTTCACCCCGGCGGCCCAGGCCCGGTTCTTGTGGCTGCACCCGAAGGTGAAGTTGGGCGGGCTGCCGGCGAGGTTCTGGGCGGTGGAGCCGTCCCAGGACTTGGGCACGTCCTGGCCGTTGCTGATGATCAGAATGTCGTCAAAGACGAAGAAGTTGACCATCAGCCCCGCCGTCATCCCGGTGAACAGGTTGACGAAGGTGCCGTCGGCGTCGTCCTCCATGATGACGGTGCCGACCGCCACCACCCGATGCTGGGTCGAGCTGCCGCCCGAGCCCGAGATCCAGTAGTCAAACAGGCCCTTGATCGTGGCGCCGCTGGCCAGCGCCGAGCTGTTGAGCTTGGAGAGGCCCGGCATCTTGTGCGGGCCGCCGTTCAACTCATAGAGGCAGTTCTCAGCATCGGCCAGGAAGGGCAGGCGGAGAAAGCCGAACCCGGGACCGGCCGGCTCGATCGGCACCTCGGCCGTCTGGCCGAAATCAGTGGCCCAGCCGCCCTCGAACAGGTGGCGGATGGCGACCTGATTGCTCGGCATTACCGCATCTCATCGAAGCGGGTGCCGGCGACAAAGCGGCTGACGGTGCCGCCCCGATAAGGACGCTTCGCCCCGGAAACGTAGGTACTGATGCGGGGCCGGATCTGGGGACGGTTCTGACCAAACTCGGTGTCGGAGGTCATCCGCAGCATCAGGTCGGTGTATTGCGACCAGACCTCGGCCGAGCGCTGGTCATCCTTCTTGTCTCTGTACCAACTGCTGAGCGCGTGCAGCACGATGGCGTGCCGGTAACGCAGCGGGACGATCGGCTCGTCCGAGTTGGCCGAAAGCGAGGTCTGGGCGGTGCCACTGGAGGAGACCGCGAGGTAGGCGGTCACATAGGGGTAGACCACCCGCTCGACGGTCTGGGGCGGCTTCCAGAACACCACCCGGCGGCGGGGCGTGGTGTTGCCCGACATCTCCCGATCGACGATGCAGGCGACCATCGGCTTGCCGAGCGAGGAGTTGCGGCTGTAGCGCTGGCGGAACTCCTTGCGCCCGATCAGCTCGATTTCCCGGGCGGCGTCGAAGTACTGGACCGAAAGCGGGCGCAGAAAATCGGCGGCGAGGTCGTACTCGTCCTCGTAATAGACATAGGTGCCGCCGCTGACGGTCGAGCCGATGTAGCGGGAGGACAGCGTGAGCGAGGTGGCGCCGCCCACCGCCGAGACGGTGTAGGGCTCGCTATCACCGTTGATCAGGATCTTGCCCCCGGCCCGGACATTGGCCACCCCGTAGTTGTTCTGGGTGGTCCAGGCGGTGGAGCTGCCGGTGACGGAGGTCGAGCCGTTCGTCACCGAGATCGTGCCGGTCGTGTAGCTCGGCTGGAGGATGAGGGTGGCCTCACGCTCGCACCACGGGAACTTCTCCCCGTAGCCGATGTGCATGTCCTGGAGCGCGGTGTTGATGTACCGCTTGGCCTGGGTCTCGGTGGCAGTAACAGAGGTCTGCACCCGGACCCGGTTCTGGAGGTCAGTATACAGGTCGGAGAAATCGACCGGCTGCGTGGTGCTAGACATTGAGGGTCCACCCCGGGCCGTAGAAATTCAGATCAGAAAAGATCAGCAGCTGCTCATCGCGGGCGTACTCGCGGAGGCACTTGCCGGCGGTGTTGAGCTGCTTCCTCCAGGTCTTGTTGGCGCCGTCCACCTTGACCAGAAACTCGGTGCCCAGGAGGTTGGAGGTGACAGACAGCAGGCTGGGCTGCCCGTCGAGGCTGGTCTCCTCGCGGTGGCGCGTCTCAAAGTCAGGGCGCAGTTCGGCTAGGCGGGTGGGGCTGAGGTGGAACCAGCGGACATTAGCCATTGGGGCCTGCCGCCAGATCAAGGGAGCCGGTGATCGTGAAGTTGCCGCCGGTCCCCCGGTTGGTGGCGAAGGCCGTCACCGCCTCGCCGGCCCGGATCGAGTGGTAGAGGATCGGGGCCGAGCCGGTGACGCGGGAACCATTTGAACCGAGATCCGCAGCCTTGCCGGCCGCGCTGTAGAACTTCCGCCGGTTGGCCTCGACGGTGATGTCCAGGTAAGCCGGGTCGAACCAGTACTCGGCGAGGCTGCCGTTGAACTTGCTCCCCGCAGAGCTGTCGGCGCCGATGAACCAGTTCGTGTTGGCGTAATCGATCGTGTCGTTGGTCAGCGTTAGGCCGACGCCAGAGCGGTCGGAGGCGTCGTTGACGTAGAGGTGGCCCACGCCCGCGGCCAAGTCCCAGGACGCCAGCAGGTGCTTCCAGCCGCCCCCGGCGGTGTAGGACGCCACTGTGTCCATGACCAGGATGTTGGTGCCGGCGGCGTTCTTGCCGAGGATGCGGAGTTTGTTGCTGGCGTTGCGGAAGACAGCGAAGCGCGGAGTGGCAATGCCGCCCGTGTTCATGCAGATGACGAGGTTGGCGCCGTCGCCGCCCGCCAAGTTGAACCAGACGCCGGTCGTGCCCGCCTTGCCATCCACGAGGCCCGTGGGAATGCTGCCGCGAGACGCATAGTCGTTGGTGCCGTCGAAGGTGGCGGCGAAGGGGCGGAAGTCTGCGGAGTTCGCAAGGAGCGGAGGGCGGATCGCGTAGAGGCCGCTCCGCTCGCCCAGACGATAGAGCCGGCCGCCGCCATAGAGGCCCATCTCTAGTCGTCGGCCCGCATCCGGGCGCGGATGTAGATGTCGTAGCTGTTGCCGTCGGCGTTGCCGTCGGTGGTCAGCAACACATCGCCGGTGCCGCCGGCCGACATCGGATCGCGCAAGGGGCCACCATCGGCGGCATAGTTGAAGTCAAAGGAGCCCTTGAGAACCGCGATCTGATCGTCGGTGGTGTGGTCCCACTCCAACAGGATATAATTGAACCCCGAAACGTGCCCCCAGATGCGCTCGATGTCGAGCGCCCTGGGCTCCCGCCCGTGCTTGTCGGTATAGGCCGACTTGTCGAGCTTGACGACGTTGCTCTCGCCCGTGCCGTCGCACTCGTTGTTGAGGCGGACCACGACGTAGGGGTAGTTGTTGACGAGCGTGATGGTATCGACGCTATCAGCCATGACGCTCTCCTGTGGGTTAAGAGGGCGGCAGCGCCGCCAGCTTGGCGATCAGCTCGGCCGCCTCGTCCTTGTTCTTCGGGCGGCGGCCGGTGAGACGGTGCAGCACCGCCTGCTTCTCGAACCAGGGCAGGCGCTCGATCTCGGCGGTCGAGACCAGCGACTGCTGGGCGGGGTTGAGGATCTCGTCCAGCTCCGCGGCCGAGACATCATCGGAGGCCGGGGGCGGGGGCGGGGGCGGCTCCTGCTCCGCCTGGGTCTGCTGGGACGCCAGGAACTGCGCCAGCACCGCCTTGACCTGAGCCCGCGCCTCGGCGGAGAGCAGCGCAAGCTGCCCGGCGAGTTCCGGGTCAACCTGCCGGAGCGTGCCGATCTCCTGGTCGGTGAACACCGGCACCGGCCGGTCGGGAAGCGGCGAATAGGACGGGCGCACGATCTGCGCCACATCCATGTTCAGCTCGCCCGAGCCGCCCCGGGGGCGGTAATGCTCGATATTGGCGACATCCCGCTCGTCAGAGAGGTGGCTGTCCGCCCCAACCATCGCCTCGGTGGCGTGCAGCCGGAGCTTGATGTTCTTCCACTCCTGGATGGCCTTCTTCTTGGCCCGCTCCCAGCGGCGGTGCTTGTCCACCGCGCCGACCGGGTTCTTCCGCATCTCGGCCTGGGTCGGCATTCCCTCGGTCCAGAACGAGCGCAGCACCCGCTCGCGCTTGACCGCGGCGTCCAGCTCCTTGGCCGAGTACGGCCGGGGGGTCCCCTTCTCCAGGATCTCCCCCAGCCGCCTCGCCTGCTTGACCAGCTCGCCCCGGTCCTGGACCTGAGCCGCGATGTGCGGCGGCGCCGACAGGATCTCGGTCACACGGCGCTTCTCCTCCTCGGTCTCCGCGACCTGGGTCGGACGGAGCAGAGGTTCGGTCTTCTCTCGGAACTCTGAGGCGAGCATGATAAGCCTTTGCTAAGGTTACGTAATGGCGGTCACGAGCACACCGCCGTCGGTGGCGCCAACGCCGAAATCGTAGTTCTCGGAGATTTCCGCGTCCGCCGAGCCGAAGTCATCGACACCCTTGGTGACAAGGCTGCCGAAGCGGTTGTCGTGGATGATGACCGCGTTGGAGGTGGTGAGTTCGGCGCCCTTGATGCCGACGGTCATCGCGGTGCCGTAGCAGAAGAACACGTTGCGCCGGATCGTGACCTGGGTGGTGTCACCGACGGTGATACCGGCCGCCCAGGTGCCGGCGGAGTTGCCGATCACGCAGTCCTGGACGACCACCCGGGTCGCGGTGCCGACATCGATCGCCGCGCCCTGGGCACCGTCGCTCTCAAAGTAGCAGCGCTCGATCAGCACCCCGGTCGCCGCCCCGAGCCCGTCGATGCCGAGGGTCGAGGTGTGGGCCGCCGGCGTGTTGAGGTCGAAGTAGCAGTCGTGGACGTGCAGCCCGTTGGCCGCCGCCGAGAAGTCGAGCGCTGCCTTCTGGGTGACGGGGATGATGTTGAGGAAGCCGATCCGCACATTGGCCGCGGTGACGTTGATCGTCTCGTCGCCGGTCACGGCGGCGATGGTGGTCCGCGGGTAGAGGAAGTTGGCCGCCCCGGTCGGCATGCCCATCATGGTGACGCCGGCCACGTCGGCGGTGATCGAGGCCGACGGGCTGTGGGTCCCGGGCAGCAGCATGATCACATCGCCCGCGTTGGCCGAGACCAGATCCCAGGCGCGGTTGATGGTCAGCAGCGCCCGCTTCGGGCTCCGGCCGTCATTGCCGTCCGAGGCCGAGTAGGAGCGTACCCCCTGCGGCCCCTGGATCGTGTAGGTCGCGGAAGGAGCGACGAAGTAGATGTTGCCCAGGGTCTGCGGCAGCGAGCCGAAGCCCGAGGCATAGAAATTCTGACCCGCCATTGGTCGTGGTCCTTTCCTACTTCTTGGGGGGTTTGCGCTTGATCTTGGAGGCGGCGGAGACGGGCTTCTCCCGCTGCTTCAACGGGGAGAAGCCCAGCCCCTTCACCTTGGTCGGTGGCTTGGCCACCGCCGCCCTACGAGACGATCGCACCGAGGACCCAGCGCCAGTCGATGTGCGCCATGCCCCAGCGGCCGTAGCCGCGCCACTTGGCGACCAGGGTGTCCAGGTCCTCGGCGAAGGCGAACTCCACCTCGACCCGATCGGTCCAGAACAGCGACTGCTTCCGCATCGAAGCATCGCACATGAACCAGTTGTTGCTGTCGGTCAAGTACTCCCAATCATTGAGCTTGTACTTGCCCCTGTGGACGTTGATGTTGTTGAGGTCGGTGTCCACCTTGCCCGAGGAGCCGTTGATCTCCTCGGCGATCTCGAAGAGATCGGGCGGGAACCACAGCTCGTCCGGCATGACCGAGATGCGGTTGCCCTGGTCGTCGCGGAAGTTCCGCATCTGGATGCGGGCCGCGGCGACGGCGGTGGCCGAGAGAGCCGCCGTGGTCAGGTTGTCGAACCCGGTCGAGGTCGAGACATCCGGGGCGGTCGTGGTGTGGCTGTCCGAGACCAGGGCCACGCTCTCGGTGTTGGTGTAGAAGTAGCTGTCCACCGAGTTGGCGTTGTTAAAGATCCGGGCGCCGTGCTTCTGCCGGAGCCGCTTGACCGCCGTGGCCAGGGCCTTCGGGCGCTGGTCCATAATGTTGTACTGATCGTCGTCGAACAGCTTGCGCTCGACCTGGACGCCGCTGGCGAACTCCAGCGGGGTGAGCGTCGTGTCGTAGCCCTGGTTCATCGACTGGTAGACGACCGTACCGGCGAACTGCGGCCAGTCGGTCAGCGCACCAACCGAAGACCACATCATGTTGTTGCGGCCGTTGGTGCCCTGCATCGAGTAGAGCTTGCCGAGCATGTCCGGCAGCTCGTTGTACTGCTCATAGAAAATCTTCTGGAAACGGGGGTCCAGAAGATCCCCAAAACTACCGGAAGAGTGCGGGCCGGGCATGTTCTAGTCCCCCTATTCCTGACCGTTAGTTATTAGGTCGGCGTGTTGAAGATGTGATCGTTGCACATCAGGTAGACGAACGAGTTGGTCCGTCCGTCCAGGCTCACGTCGCGGAACTCGCCGCCGACGCAGCGCATCGCCGCGGTATTGGTCGCCACCGCCGCGTCCTGCCGGACCTGGGTCAGGGCAGTCGAGAAGGTGACGGTCGCGGTCCCCAGCGGCCAGATCGGCGCGTAAGCGAAGTTGTCGCCAACCACGGTGTCATTATCAAAAGCGACCGTGACCGTGGCGGTCGTGGTATCGACCGAGGTGATCTTGCGGAACTGACCGGCGTTGGCGCCGTCGTAGCCCCAGACCACGCCCTCATCCATCGTCGGGCTCGACCAGTCGTCGCCGGTGATGACCGCCAAGCCGTCGGTCGAGGCGGTGGTCACATCGCGCACCGTGAGCGCGGTGTTCTCGGTCGCCGCGCCCGACAGCTTGAAGCGGTAGACCGCCATCGGATCGACGATCAGGGTGACGGTGCGCTCGGCGGACGAGCCGCTCTGCTGCGCGGTCACATAGGTCGCGGTGTCGAGGTTGAGCCCGACCGCATCGGCCGCCGAGGTGGTGGTGGCGAGCACCACGCCCGCGTTGTTGGCGCCCGGCGCCCGCAGGATGACGCCCGCCGTGCTGGTGGTCGCGTTGACCTGATACTTCCGCAGGAGCGGGCTCGCCTGCACGAAGCTGAATGCGTAGTCAGCCATGTGGTCCCCCTTAGAGCTGCGGGCCTGCGCCCTTTTTCAGCAGAAGCCGGCAGGCGGGATGGAACTGCCCGCAGCCGTCGCACCAAGCGCGCACCAAGTACCTGCGCTCGATCTCGTACTCATAAGCCTTGCGGTTGAACCGCTTGGTGTCGCTGGGGCAGAGCGTGATCGCCTTGCCCAGCGCCGCCAGATCGTCGATGTGCCCCCCCGTGGTCCGCTTGGACCCCGGCCCCACCGGGGCCAGCGCCGCCTTGGCGCGGTCCCGGGGGCGCCAGTTCTCCTCGCCGACCCAGACATGCAGCCCGGGGGTCGGCATCAGCCGCGGGCTCCGCTGTAGCGCTTGCGAAGCTCGGGGTTGGCGAACTTGATCTCCTCGGCGACCGCCTTCCAGGACGGGTAGGGCTTCCCCTTGCCGACCCGGGCGCGGTAGAACTCCTTCTCGCGCGCCGAGAGCTTCTTGAGGATCTTGCTGTCCTCATCGTCCTTGTCGTCGTCATCGGCGGCACCGCCCCGGCGGCTGCCGCCGGTCTCGCGGCTCGGTTCCGGGTCCTCCTCGCGCTCGCCGGGCAGCTCCGAGAGGTCGCCAAAGGCGGCATGGAGCGCGGCGAGCTGGGTGGCGTAGGAGTTCTCCGGCATCCCCAGCTTGTGGACGAGGTACTGGAACTTGCGGAACACCTTGTCGCGGGCCGGGCTGCCTTCCTCCATCACCCCCGGGACGTTGGCCTTGTAAGCCTCGATCTCAGCCAGGATGGCGGTCTGCGCCTTGTCAGCCTGGAGCGTCTGCTGCACCGCCGCCAGGGTCTCGTTCTTGACCTTGGCCGCCTGCTGCTCATCCCAGAGCTGGTTGGCCGCCGCCTCGGTCAGTTGGCCGTTCCGCACCAAAGCCGTCAGTTCGGCGCGCGTATACTCGCGCTTCTCATTCGGCTTCGCCTTGCCCGTGTCGGCCGGCACGGACTGCCGGAGCTGCTCGATCTGGTTCTTGGCGTCCTTGAGTTCGCGCCGGAGAGCCTCCAGCGCGGCCAAGGGGACAACCTTGTCCTCAGTCTTCTGCCCTTGAGCGGCGGGCTTCTGATCGGTCTTGGTCTCGATCGTCACAACAACCCCTAAAGCGCCCGGTGAACTGGCGGCGGCCCAGGCTGGTGGCGGCCCAGCAGAACTTCGCCCAAAACAAAACCCCGCCGGCGGCGAGCGCTGGCGGGGCTGGGGTGTCCAGGAACCCAATCAAGAAGATCGGCTGGGGCGGCGGAAGGTGCGGAACGACCACCCCATGATCAGACCTTCTTTAATCTGAATTTCGACGCTGCCATTCGGACAGTCAAGCAAAAAGACCGACAAATCGCGGACGAGTTCTTCAAAAGCCGGGCTGCTCACCCGATCCGGGCCAGCAGCTCCTTGGCCTTCTCGCCGTCCTCCCGGAGCGCCTTTGGCAAAGCCAAGGCCGCTGTCAGGGCCTGGATGACCGCTTCGCATCGAAACTTCCCAATCCGGGCACGCATCACCTCATCGGGGTTGACGAGATCAGGGTTGGACAGCGCCTTGTCGTATTCCCGGGCCTCCGCTTGGCGACCCTCGATGGCGGCCTGGAGGTAGGAGGTGTAGACATCCCAGGCCGGGTCGCCGGTCAGGTGTTCGGCGGACACCGCGGCGCGGTGGCGCTGCTCCAGCTCGACCCGGCGGGCAGCGGCGGTCTCCAGGGCCTTGCGCTCGCGCAGCCGCTTGAACTCCTCGTAGTCAGGCACTTGTAAACCTCACCTTGTCGTGCTATCTAAGGGTCGCGGATGACGACCCCGGCAGGGAGATTAATGCAGGCCCCGAGTGGGACCCTGGGGCTCATAACCCCGGCGGGCAGAGTGCAACTCTCTGGCCTGCAACTTGTGTGGGTGTGGTGCAACGGAGAGCACACCGAGCTTCTACCTCGGCGATCCTGGTTCAAATCCAGGCACCCATGCTGGCTCGCGGAGGACCCGTGAAGGGTCCGGGTAAACAGGTGACGGTCAACCTATCACGCAAGCTGCCGTTTGGACCCGGGGTGGGGCGATCGACGCGGAACGGTGAGAGCCGGAAAGCGGCCTGCTCCAGGGAGGTGGCGGTGTGGACTAGGCGGGTGACGGCCATC